GGTGCTCATTGGGTTACCTCGTTAACAGCAGTCTCTAATTCGGGCGGCGCAGTCCACACTTGCGTGACAGGATCGTAATGCCAAAAAATTCCGCCCTGACCCTCATCAACATTGACAATGTAGTGCCCGGCAGGAGGCGTCCACGGGGAGCCCTCATCTAGCACGATGATATTGTCGCAAATGTTGGTATCAGAATTGATAACTGCATAAGTAGACATCATTCTCTCCTTACGCCGGGAAGACAGTTATGATTAGGCGGCCCGCACCACCAGCGCCGGATGTCGTTGTCCCTCCTCCGCCGCCGCCAGCAGGCTGTGTGCCTGCCGTGCCAGTTGCGCCGCCAGTTCCTCCAGACCCACCATTAATTGATGTACCAGCGACTGTGGCCCCACTAGCGCCAGCACCACCACCGCCGCCGCCGCCCCAAACGCTATTTTTACCGGGAGCGTTTGTGGTGTACCCACCACCGCCACCATGAAACATAGCAGCGCCATCATTCTGGGTAAGGGCATCACCCACACCCTGCTTTGCGCCACCAGTGTCTGTTAAAAAATTTGGCAATCCGGGAGTGAAACCGGAGGCCGCCGACAACTGCCCGCCGCCGCCGCCGCCGTTTCCCGCTTGAATTCCTCCAGCCCCTCCATAGACTGTAAAAGTACCGCCCGTAGTAATAGTGACGCTCGTGTTTCCACCTTGATCGCCGGTTTGATTAGAGCCTGTTCTGGACACGCCACCAGCACCAATGGTGACCGTTTCAGTCGCTCCTAACTGAGAAAGGTTAACCCACCGCTCGCTATATCCGCCACCGCCGCCCCCAGACGCACTAGCGGCAGTTGCATGTCTAGCGCCAGAACCACCACCGGCCCAAGCCTGAATGAAAACACGGCTGTTTGCGCTGTATCCAGAAGGCTTCGTCCATGCGGTGGAAGAGTCAAAGGTCTGCGCGTTGATGGCGTAAGAAGTAGGCGCAGAACTTGCCCAAGTTGTACCATTGCTCGTTAGGACGTTGCCCGCTGTGCCGGGGGCCGTGTTGATGACCGTGCCGTTTGTGTTCGGCAGCGTCAGAGTTGTGTTGGACGCGGCTGTCCCGGCGTCAAGCGTGACGCCGCCACCGCCAGAACCTTTGACTGTAACTGGCATCAGACAATGCTCCAAGTTGAACCGGACGGAACGGTAACGGTCGCGCCGGAGTCTATAGTTATTGGCCCAAATGTGCCAGCGTTCTGGTTCGTCGAGATCGTGTAGTTGGTCGTTACGTTCTGACCGTTCTGATAGAAGATCTGATCCGTGCCGCCGCCTGTCGCACCACCGCCAATGCTGCCCCAAGCCGTGCCGTTGTAGCCTTCAAAGCTGGTCGTTGAGCTATTGAAACGAAGGTAGCCGGTAGCGCCCGTGGGACGCTCGCCCGTCGTTCCGACAGGAACGAGAACGGCGTCGGTGCTAGAGACGGCCAACTTGACCAGAGGATTGTTTGTGCCAATTCCGACGTTGCCGGAGGAGTTGATACGCACCGCCTCCGCGCCGCCTTCTGCGAAAGCGATGGTGTCGGCGGCCGGAAAGAAGATACCGGTGTTAAGATCCGCGCTGGTCGTGATGGCGGGAAGAGAAACGGTACCCGCAGCAGTTACGACCTGTGCGTTACTGTTGATTCGGAGAGCCTCGGCCCCACCCTCAGCAAATGCAATGGTGTCGGCGGCCGGAAAGAAGATGCCTGTGTTCGTGTCACCAGTGGTGGTGATGGCCGGAGCAGAAACAGTGCCCGCAGCAAACGTCGCGACGCCAGTCACAGTCGGGGACGACAGCGTCTTGTTTGACAGCGTCTGTGTACCGGTTTCGGAAACCGGGGCGTTCACGACCTCAATGACGTCGGTGCTGTTGGTGTAGACGATGGCCTTCTTCCCGTTGGCAATCGTGACGCCCGTCTGACCAGACACCTTTACGGTGACGGAGTACCCACCAGTCGTGTTGTTGAAGAAGATGTACGGCTTATCAACAGCCGGTACTTCCACCGTCCGAGCAGCCGTCAAAGCTCCCGTAAGCTCAATGACATAGTTGCGGCCATTGGAGCTTGTCCCGTTGGGGATCGTCAGGACCGTCGCAGCGCCGTCGGTGACAGCCTGCGTAACGTAGCCTGCGATGGCCTCTTCAATAAGGCTTCCGAGATTGGTGTTGGTCGTGGTTCCCCACGTACCGGACTGTTCCCCGGTTCCAATCAATTCAATCTTAAGGTTTGTTGAATAGGTGCTGGCCATACAACGGCTCCTAGGCGGCTATCTTATTCCACGACGGGGACTGAGAAGGAGTAACCTCTGTCCACCCCGGAGGCTGAGAAGGTTCTATTTCAGACCAAACGGGGGATTGAGCAGGGGCAATTCCCAGCCACGCTGGGGATTGAGCAGGGGCAATTCCGGCCCATGACGGGTTCTGGTCGGGGTTAATTTGACCCCACACTAGGACCTGTCCAACATATCCTGTTGCAGACACTCCTGCAACTTGGACGTTGATGGGAAGGGAAACGATAACGGAGCCGACGTCACCTGTTGCAGACACCCCGGTAACAAAGACGCTTATCGGGAATTGGATATCGACGGTGCCGACTTGCCCGGTGGCCGCAACGCCTGTGACCGCGACATTGGCGGACTGATCAATGCTGACCGAGCCTACCTCGCCCGTGGCGGACAGACCCGTGACCGCGACATTGGCGGACTGATCAATGCTGACCGAGCCTACCTCGCCCGTGGCTGCAACGCCTGTGACATCAACATTTGTCTTGGGGACGACGGTGACGGATCCCACCTCGCCAGTGGCCGCAACTCCCGTGACGTCAGCATTGGCCGCGCCGACAACCGTGACCGAGCCAACGGAACCGGTGGCTTGGAGACCTGTAACGCTTACGTTAGCGACGCCGACAACCGTGACCGAGCCAACGGAACCGGTTGCAGATAGCCCGGTGACGTCCACGTTGGCGGCAGCGGTGGTGGTGACAGTCCCGACAGAGCCGGTGGCTTGGAGGCCTGTAACACTTACAATGGCTGAAACGGCGACGGTGACCGTACCGACAGCCCCCGTCGCCGAAACCCCCGTAACAGAGACGGAAGCCGCCCCCGTTACGGTAACTGTACCGACCGATCCTGTCGCAAGCCCAATGGTGACCGCGCCACTGCCGAAGGGGAGTTCACCCCATCCGGCAGAGCGGTTCCAACCTTCAAAGGCTACAATAGCATCGGCCACGACTCATCACGCAATGCGGATAATGGCGTTGGTCGCGTCGGCTGTCGGGAAGACAACCGTGAAGTCGCCATTCGACGCCGTCTTGTCCGAGCCGAAATCGAGGATCACGACCGACGGATTGGTGTAGGTGTGCGCCGGGGTGCTGTTGTAGATCATCGCACCACGGGCCGTGAAGGACGCGGACGACCACGTCTCATCAGCAAAGTCCGTGAAGGCCGTCGTGCCGCTCGTCGTCGGGGTGACGTTGGAGAGCAAGCCGCCACCAGCAACATACGCCGTTCCAGACGTGTTGGTGATCTCGTTGGTCGCCGTATACGCCGTCGTTGCCGCGGTGAATGAGGCGCTATTGGTGTACAGGGCAATGTAGAAATTGTCGCCGCCAGACGAGCGGAAATCGTGAGCGCCTTCAAGAAGTTGATCCTTGAAGGATGTGCACATGAAGTTACCGGTGAAAGCCATCATACCCTCCTGAGAAGTTCGGCAAGCTGCGGCTGACCGGCTTCCGAGACTGCATTCTGAACTGTTGTCCTGTCACTCTGTATAGCACGTTTCATGTGAAACAGAACGACTTGCTCCATCTGGTCCCTGAATGCCAGAGCCTGTTCCCGAAGCTCGGGAGGGGCGTTTTCAGAAACCTGTATCAAACGCTCAACGCATCTGCGCGCCCAGAACTCAGGCGGGTGGCCCTTGTTGGAGGTGGTGGCCACATCGACCTTCATCACTCCCGCTTGAGCCGGATTAACCCACGACATCAGTTAGCCTTTACTCTTGTCAGACCATCACGATAGGCGTCGATGTTCTCACGGCCTTCGCCGACGTTCTTCAGACGGCTGACCGATTCAATGAACCTGTTCTCGTACTTCTGCTGAAGGTCGTCTTGGCCCTTCATGTAGGTATAGGCTTCCGACAGACACCCATAGAGCATGGCCTGCTCGGCATTTGTTCCCAGCCAAGACGTGCCTGTATCAACGATTGACGCCGGACGATAATAGTAATGCAGTTCCGCTGCATAGCCAGAGGCGGGAACCGGGGCAAGGATGAAGTTGTCCACGTCAAACAAGGCATAATATTTCGGAACGCCCGTGGCCCCAGACGGATTATACTCCTGAACGTATTCCACGTCCTTATTCAGGAGAAATGTCTTAGAGCCGCTAGAAGTGATCGAGAGACTGTAGGGGGACAGGAAATCGGTCGGTGCGGCCAGATACTGGTTACCCGTAGAGCAGGATCCGGAGACGTTCTTACGGAACACTTCCATCTGGGCGGCATAGACGATGCGCTCTTCGCAATTGCGGATGAAGGTGTCGATGTTCTGGTTGAACGTCGGCTCGTCGTACTCGGTCCAGTCTTTAATCGCCTGTACCAGCGTTGTGTATGTCCATGCCATCAGGGGCTCCCAATCACGACGGTCACCATACCAACGCTTGTGACCCCTTGGGTAGAGATATTCTCAATAAACGGGAAGATCTGCTGGCCCACAGGCACATCCATCGGTTCAATACGATCAGGGCGTGGGTTGGCCAGAGCTTGCGGTTCAGTCGGCGGATAGATGGGATCAAGCTGCGGATGCTTTGATTCCCAGCATTCTGGACACGTCCTCAGCCCCTGCCACTCACGCTTCAACTGCGTATAATAATACATCTGACCGCAGCGGTCGCATATGGCTTCTGACTGAAAGCCTGTGGCATGACGCGCCATATCACACCACCCGATAGAAGTTCTGAACGGGGGCCAACGTCAGGGACGCACGGTCGCGGTCTTCCCCGGCGGCCCGTTCAAACTCTTCTTCGTACACGGCCTTGAGAAGCTGGACCCGGTCGGGGGCCTTCTTCATGGCGATGTAGTAGGCGAGGCCCGCAGCGAGGCAGGGGTAGAAGCGAAAGGGGACCTGAAGGGTGTTCACGCCCGCACCAGCGTCGTCCAAGCGCACGAGCTTGTCGAAGATGACGTAGTAGGTCGTGTTTGGGCGGGGCCACAGGTAGAGAACGGGGTTGATCTGACGATCAACGAAGAACTGGACGGGCCGACCTTGGGTCAACTTATTGGGAATATTGAGATAATATTCCCGGCTGACACGGTCGATAGTGAGGTCGGCCTGTGAGGCGGTATCAATGCCGTCCTGATTACGGACAATCATCGAGATGATGTCGATTGTCGAAGTAGGCAGTTGGTACTTGATGCCGTTGAGATCGAGACCGCCGTCGGGGGTGACAGCTATTGTCTCCTTCTCAATGGTCCACTGGTTGAGACCGCGGTTGGCCCACTCGGCAAGAAGAAGGTTAAGGCTCCGACGCGCCGTGCGCTGGTCGTAGCCCGTGCGGATCTCGATACCGCAACGCTCAAACGCCTCTTCAATGTAATCAGCGACGTCGAGTTCAAATGTCTTCGTGCCGGAAAGGGCCATCACTTACCTCGTTTCTTGGCAACTCCCGCCTCGGAAAGGGCGATGGCGATAGCCTGCTTCCGGTTCTTTACCACAGGTCCCTTCTTACCGGAATGGAGAGTTCCTTCTTTGAACTCCCCAAGTACCTTGCGGACCTTCTTCTGGGCCTTGAC